AACTGCTTGTAGCATTACTCCCCCGCTTTCTTCTTGGTGATAGTCACTAAGCTATTCTTATCTATTACTCTACCATCTACTAACATAATAGCTTTGGTTACTTGATCATCAGTAACATTATCCTCATATCTCTTAATTGTCATGTTCAGATTAGTATTAAGGATGTAATCCTTCGGATTGAATAAGAATGCTACTACTGTATCAGCTCCAATAGTCGCTCCTAAGCTTGTCATGTAATCATTTAATATAACTTGTCTGCCTAGTAGACTTCTTTCAGGCTTTCCGTTCATACCATAATTCACACGAGCAATAGGCTGTCCATCTGCATCAACCATTCCTATAAACGACATGAAAGTTTTCTTTGTCATGAACCATACAGCACCATTTTCATATGCTAAAGGTAATGCAGATTCTGCATCTATAAGTGTTCCATATGTTAAATCTTCACCTGCCGCGATATCAATGTTTTGTCCTGAAGGTGCAGTTTCTGCTAAGATACCTTTAGGCTTGCCATTGCCATCACCACTAATAATAGCCTGTTCTAAAGCCTTTGTCATGGCTTCGACTACATTATTAACAAATGTAGTTTCAAACACAGGATATGCCATAGTATCAACTTCAAGGCTTGCAGAGATTGCACACCTTAACTTATGGTATCCGAAAGTAATAGATCCAGTGGTCTTTTGCTGTTTATCAGAGCCTGCACCCTCTGCAACCCATGTAGCAACCGGCTTAACATTAGACGTAGGAATTGTTAATCCGCCTTTATACGCTGTTCTGGTGACTAAAGGAAGGATCATGCCTGTTGCTTCTATCTTCTCGATAATCTTCTGCATTGTGGTTTCGGGAATTACTTCGCCGACATCTGTTGTTTTTGTGTTGGCGTCAGCGTTCTTAAACTGTGCCGGTATAGACTCACCCTTGATTACATAATTCATGAACGCTTTTTTGTACTCGTCGGAATTATAAATATTGTCTGAACCGGTGTTGTCCGCGGAGCCTATAACACCGTTTCTGAATACGTTCACAGGCGGTCTGACATTGTTTAATGCATTAAGGTTAGCCTGTGCCTTTGCATATTCGTCCCACTCGTTGTCAAGCTGTTTGATTTCTTCCTGCTTTGCATTAGATTCATCTATTTTCCCTTCTGCAAGCAGGTTGTTTGCTTCATCAAGCATAGCGTTTCTTAAATTAACGTAATCCTGATAATTTTTAAATCTCATTTCTTCTTTCCCCTTTCAATTTTAATATGTTTAACTGTGACTTTAATTTTTGTATTAAAAAATCCGAATCGGCATTGTCTTGAATACCGTTCGGATTTTTAACCGTGTTCCTTATTTTTTCGATTACTTCTGGACTTAAAATATTAACAAACATCGAATTATATAATGTCTTGGGTGTCGGATTGGCAATCTTACCTCCGTCATTAATAATCTCGTCTACAAAACCCAATTCAACAGCCTCTTTTGCATCCATCCATTTTTCTTCATCCATAAGTGCCAACAACTGTTCTTGTGACATGCCTGTTTTATTTATATAGGCATTAGATATAGCTTTATTAGCTGTTTTAAGAACATCAGAAGTTCTATCCATAACATGATAATCACCACGAGCGCTACCTGAGACATTATGAATCATCATTAGACCACTTGGTACTATTCGACTCTTCCCTGCCATTGCTATAATAGATGCTGCGCTTCCGGCGAATCCCACAATATCAATTATCATGTTCCCTTTGTACTGCGATAAAAGATAATATATTTCATTACCTGCAAATACATCACCTCCTCCGGAGTTAATCTCAACTGTTATGTCCTCCCCATTAGCTTCACTTAATTGCTTGCCCACATCCTTAGGACATACAGCTTCAATTCCAAACCAGTCATAGATCCATTTGTCATCATTGCTTACGATCGTCCCTTTTATCGGTATCGTCTTCACCGTTATCACCTCCTTCCGTCATTGGTTTTACTGGTGCAGTATCTAACCTTCTAATTGGTTCGTCTCCACCAGGTAACGGAGCCATATTCATAACTGCTCTCCATTCGTTCGGCGTCATTGCCCCGCGGTCAACCATCTGCAAAAGGTTAAGTTTTGTTCTCATAGAAGCGTATTGCAATGAGCTCGCCTCAAAGATTATCTGATTACCAAAACCCCTTTCTCTCCTAGTGAATAATTTTCTCGTATACTCATTGCTCATCTGCATAGCGTCCGGTTCAATTCTTGCTTCATAATAACTTATCCATTCATCTTCAGTATAATTTGAATGGACTATCTTTTCGTTAGTATTGAAGAAAGCATATATTCTTTGAGTTGTTCTATCTATTTGCGCTGCATTTGGTACATAATCTTTGGGTTCTATACGAATCGCATCTGCCTTAGCATCAACGCCAGCCGCACCGAATGTAGACGATTCAATAGAAAGATAATTATTTACAAAATCCTCTACATTCTTTTTCAGATCTTCTGGTCTTAATGATTGAGTATACTTTAATAGCCACCTTACCACACCACTGTTTCTTATCGCTTTTATTATCCCCTGGTCAGTGGTATTAACAATTTCCATTAATGACGTCAGCGCCTTAGCAGGGCTTTCGCCAAAAATGTCATTGTCACAGAAATCATCCCTCAAATGAATTATTTCAGTGTATGGAAAGGTGTTAATATTCCCATTCAGAAAGTAAAATTTAAGATACAATTCATTATTTTTGTATACTGCATCTACTCCTGAGCATGGTATGGGGTATAACTCTACAGGCAATCCGTATTCATCTCTAACAATTAAAATAAATGCATTGTTATTAAGAGAAAGTTGATTTGCAATTTTTTCCTGCAAAACCTGTCCACTCATGAACGGATTTGGTTCTTCTAGTAAAAATCTCATATATGGTTCTGGGTTAACTTCAATACCATTCTTGCCAATACGGATATGTTTTGCCACCAATTTCCCCATTGCCTTTGCTCTAGGACGAATACAGCTCCTAACAATATCACTGTGATACAATTTACCATTCCATGAATAAAAGCCGTTCCCTCGTTCTGTAATCATTTGATATCTAGTTACTTTTGAAACGTTTCTAAACCTATCAAACAATCCCAAATTATCACCCCCTTTAGATAAGATTTGTATATTCTTCGTAATGCCTTTCTAGAGTTACATAGGCATTCAATAATCCTGCAAATCCGTCTATTCTTCTTCTTTGATTACTTTTTACAGGTTGTATATTGCCGTTTTTATCTACGTCTACCGCCACATTTGATAGGTTCCATTTTAGAATTGGTGAATTGTTATAATTGATTTTCTTCGCCGCAAGGTCGGCCCCCAACGCTTTCATTGGCCCTGACAACGTCTTTTTTCCCTGTATAACTGGTTCCATAGCTTCTTTCCCAAAGAATGTTGCCATTTCTTCAACGAAGTACGTTGCGCTCCAACTGTCATAGCCTATCCATGGAAGGTAAATATCTAATTCATTTTGTACTTTAAGGAACCATTCCGTCACAAATTTATAATGAACACGGTTGCCAGGTGTAGTTTCCAACAGCCCTTGTTTTTTCCATATGTCATATGGGATTTTGTCCTCTTTGGTTTTTTGCTCCATCAAATCCTCAGGTAACCAGTACATTTGTAATACATATATTGTCGGGTCGTCTTTCACCATAAAAATAACCGTGGCATTAGTCAGGTCAGTTGTTGATGACAAGTCTACACCACCTATACCATACCGCGGTTTTAGTTTGCTTAAGTCATATGTAGCGGTATTGTTTAACTCTTCATATGTTAGCCAAGTTTCTGTTGATGTTTCCCTAATATTAAAATCCTTACACAATAGGTTTTTAACTAATAGAGGATTTTCTCTTGCCTTATCTGCTTCATTCTTTAAAATATCGTAATTTTTGATTGTGCCAAGACCTGGATTAGCCTTAACCCAGTTTTTTTCATCTAACCACTCGTCCCTTTTGTCAAGTTCATAGATGAAAGCTATTGTTCTTTCGTCTTTATAACCATCAGGATCATCATATCCATTTATTATCATTTCACATTCATCATAGATTGTGTCATAGATATCCTCTCGGATAGTTCCTGCTGTTGTAGTTATGAAAATAAGAGGTTGCTTTCTTGCAGATACACCTCTTGTTAAAATATCATATAAGCCTAATCCATTTTTCCATTGTTGCAACTCATCTAATAGTACACAGTGCAAGTTCAAACCATCTAATGTATTATAGTCACTGGATAATGGCTTGAATGTTCCAAAATTATAAGCCTTGCTTGATAATTCCCCAGTAAGTGGCTTTATCCTTCTTTTTAAAGCTGGGCTCATCATTACCATTGCCTTAGCAGCTTCCCATATCTTCTTTGCCTGTTCTCTTGTAGTTGCCGCAGATACAATTTCAGGGCCCATTTCTCCATCTGCTATCTGCATATATAAACCTACAGCAGATGCAATTAAGGATTTACCATTTTTCTTTCCTACTATCCAAATTGCACGTCGATATTTACGATAGCCATCATTGTCTATAAAGCCAAATATTGTACTTATCATGGCTTTTTGCCATAATTCTAATACTATCTTTTGTCCTCCCATCTCGCCTTGGGAATGCCTACAATACTCTTCTATGAAATATATAGCATGTTTTGCCCTAACATCATCATAATGCCATCTATCAGGATTATGAATGTCATGAACAACTTTTTTATATGTATTATATATCTTTTTTGATACTAATATATTGCCACTTTGAATTTCATCCCAGTATTGTAATATATAATTATCTTGCACTGACAAATTTGTCAAATCCATCATCTTCACCGCCTCCCGTGTCTTTAGGGAGCAAGTTGGAAAGCTGGTTAATTATACTTTGATAATTTTTGTTCATTGTATTGTAGAGCCTGGCCACTGGGCGCTCCCTTTCATATGGGGCTGTTTTTTCAGATTGAGTAAACATCTCTATATGGCCATTCTCCATGATATCTCTTTCCCAGTCTTCAAGAGTTACTCTCATATATGCAGCTCTTTGTATTAACCCTTCAACAATCCCTATTTTATCTTTGTCTATATCTTTGTAAATTTTCTTAAGTCTTCTTTCTTCTTTCAATATCCTTTCATCTTTTGTCAATTCTTTTTTATTCGCCACATATATCACCTCTTTTCTCTGCTGATTTTTGGGTAGGGGGTCATGTGTAAGCCTGTGTGTTGTTTGAAGG